TTGACGTTTATCTTCCACTGCACCCAGAGCCTGTAGGTCTGTGTATATCTTCTTCAAAAGTCCTATACCAAGCTCGAACTCCTTTGACATTATACTCCTCCTCTAAGCTTCTTTTTGTCAAATATAATTTGACAAAATTTCGGGACACCTTTTTTATTATAACAGGACATAGGGGGACATAGTGGGATTTTCTGGGACGCTTGAAAATCAAGGACTTCAGGAAGTGGGTATTTTCTGCAATTTTGCAGTCTGGGGGTGTCCCACGTTTTGTCAAACTTTTTTGACAAAAAAATGGGACACTTTTTTATGGCATGTTGGACTGGGTCGGAATTTGACAAAAAAATGGGACACCCTACCCTCTTAAACTTATTGATTTTCAATCGTTGTCCCGCACTGTTGTCAAACTTTTATAACTCTCTAATCTTCTTTCTCACGAGATCCCTCAGTGCTTCTCCATAGTAGTTCATTAACTCTCGGGCAAATTCTGAGGTGAGGAACTCTACAAACAAGCCCCGCTTTAGCACTTCTTCTATAATCATTTCTACGGTTCCTTCTGCAAAATTTTCTTTGCTCCATACCCACTTTTGGTGTGGTAGTGGCTTGGAAGGTTTGAGTGGGCTTTCGTTCTCTTCTTCTGTGTTCCTCTTGGGCTTTCTTCTCTTTTGCTTGTTGAATATATCTTCATGCCTCAGGAGTGGCTGGGCTTCTGGTCTTCCTTCTATTCCACAATGCCAGCCCTTCACTACCTCCGCCAGCCATCCCATACTTGCAATCTCATATCCGCCCTTCTTCCACATCTGCTTGGCATACTCAAAGTCTTCTATGTAGGGGTGTGAAAGCGTACATCCGATGTTGAACTTCTCAAGCGCCTCTTGCGTTTCTCTTGTCATGTCAAGCAACAGATGGTTGGAAAGGATAACTACTTTCTCGTTTTCTCTCTCAAGGAAGTATAGCCACATCTACCAATATCTCCATCGCCCGTCCTCTCCTCGGCGGTATTTGTCTGCACTTATATATATAAATAAAGGAATATTGGTAGTTGATTTCGCAGGCGTTCCTGTGCTGCTTGCACTCCTTTCCTACCTTCCACACGCACACATTTCCTCTTCTGCAATTTTGCAGGCACTTCTCCCATTCCCACGCACCTGCCCGCCTGCACTCTTGAATAACCCAGTTGCCTCCGTTGTATCGTTGATAGACAATCCACAGTTGCGGGGCAGGGTTGCTTTTGATGAGCGTGTTCAGGTAGTAGGCAAAGGCGTAAAAGTGGTCTTTTGAATATGGCTTGGTGTAGTCAGGGAACAGTGGTTTCAACAACGGGTCTAAAAACTTTGGCGTTAATTGGAAGTATCCGACTGAACCGTGCCCGTCGGCACTCTCCCTCCACCGACAGCCCGTCTCCTTCTCAGCGGTAGCTATGTTGTAGTGAGCTGGGTAGTCTTTTGCTATGTATCTTTCTGTTGCTTCCTGTATAGCTGGCTCAAGCTTCAAACACCTGGGATTAGCCCAGAGCAAAGACGAGACCAATATAGAGCAAAAGAGCAATAGCGTAAATCTTGTCATAAGGGTCTCTCCAGTCGATGAATCCGACTTTTAAAACTCTTGTGATATAGTAATAGACCAATCCCGCTGAGGCTAAGGCTACTTTTCTTGCTATTGCACTCAGAAGTGTAGGCTGGTCATAAACATAGACAAAAGCTACAAGCATAAACACAATCGCAAGGGCTAAATCAACGCTGTAATGCTCCAGTATTCTTTTGAATAACTCTATTCCTTGCATGTGTCAATCACCTCCCGGAGAATTTCATTCTCTCTCTCAAGTCTAAACATATAGTTCAAAAGGGACTGCAATTTTTCAGTGTAGGGCTGGTCTGGTTTGATAACGGGTCTTTCAGTCTTGGGAACATTAGGGACAGGGCATTTCACAATAACTTCTTTTTCTATCACTTGCACTTGTGGCTTGGTGGCACAGGAGAACAGATATAAGCTACTTACTAAAATAAGAAGACGCTTCATCTATCATCCTCCTTAAAGCCTCGCACTCGTCTATGTCTGTATGCGGTGGGATGTTTATCTGTGGGATGGGTTCTATAGCTTTTTTCAGGAGGGCGGTATATCTCTGCTCTATCTTCTTTTTGTCAAGCTCGCATTTGCTTTTTAGCTCGGAGTAGAGGCTTGTGTATTTGATGAGGTTTTCTTGTGTGGCTTTCATTTCAGCTTGGCATTGTGCGAGGGATTGCATGGCTCTAAAGTGTGCTTTGCGTTCGTAAAACCACAAACCGAACAACATTAAGCTTGTTATCATACTCACAAAAAACAACGCCTTAAACATATCTAACCTCTATACTTCTTAATTCCTCTAAAGTCTTTGTATTTCGTATTGCCTGCTTCATCTGTTCGTTCCAGTCTCGTATTGCTTGTCTTTGCTGTAGCTGTGTTGCGTATTTTCGTTTAAGTCTTTCTACTTCATCCGTGTCTCCAAGTGCTTCTGCTTCAGCTATTCTTACTACAATATAGTCAGTCCGTTCAAGAATGCTTGCAACATAGCTTCTCAGTTCTGCAAGTTTCTTTTGCTTTTCTTCTGCGAGTTTTTCTGCTTCTGTCTTCACTCTGATTTGTCCGTTGTCAAGCACTACATCATCAAGAGTTTCTACTTCAAGTTCTATAGCTTTAACATTTTGAGGCACTGCTTCAGGTAGTAAGGCACAGCAAAGAGTGTTAAGGTCTGGATGTATATATACCCATACCTTCATCATACTAACCTCCTGATCAAAACGTAGCCTGAGGCTAATGCAGGAAAAACTAAAGTTCCAAGCCGCACCCAGTCTATTGTCCTATTTAACCAATCGCAAGAAAAAACTGATAACCACGGAAAACTGCCACCTATTCCCCATGCATCATAAAACCCTTTTATGTTCTTATACTGTGTAAAATTTGTTATGTAAAAAACAGTATTTGAAAAAGAAAGACCACATCTGAACGCTGAATAGGATGCATAACCTGAATTTAAACCAGCCGCATTTCTATACACCTCTGCATAAGTAAAATTGTTTGGATAAGTTATATTATTAGGCAATAGAAAAATCGGTTCTACCGACCCTCCAGAAACATCACCACTATTACTACAAACCAGATGAACCTCATAACGAGTTCCGCTTTGCGTTCTTGTTCTTAACGGAACAGTTAAGGCATTTGTAAAAATTATTACTGCTTCTTCACCGATTTGTAAATCATAATCCGATGCTGCATTTGTTAGATCAATTCGTCTAAAAGTATATACATCACTCTTTATATAGGTCTGACTTAAATCAAGCACTCCGTCTGCATTCAAAGGCACTATCACATGCGGCATTGGCGTAAGACTTGCATGAAAACCATCCACCGTATCAGCGTCCGTAACAAGAGATGATGTGGAGCTTTTTGAAAGATAGAGTCTCATTTATTCCACCTCCATAACTCTAATCTCTTTGTTGTCTGCATACACATAAACTTCAAAGCCGGGCAGGAAGTTAAAGGAGACGCTGTCTCCGGGCGAGAGTCTAAATCCGTTCGTGTCATCTACTGTGTTGTTCCCGACATAGACCTCTGCATCAGACACGTTCTGAATAATCACCCATCTCGCCTCAGGGTCAAGGTCTATCCGCACTCTTCCGTTTATAGTTATAGCCCTTGTCCTTATTATTCTTCTTAAAGTTTCTTGATTTAGCGGTCTGTATTCATAACTCATAGTAGCCTCCTTTTTGCTTGTGCCCTGATCAGGGCAAACAGATATATATCGTTGTTTGTATACTCAACAGAGAAGTCCGTAAGCGGTAGCTTGCTGTAAAGTTTCTGCAAAATCGCATCTATCTCGGACTGAAACTCGTCAAACTGAGAAAGCTTCTTTTTGTGTGCTACGATGATAACAAAGCTTGAGATTGTGCCAGTTCTGTCTATCTGTTCTCTCTCTAAAAACACACTCATAAGCTTTTGAACATCTGCCCGGAGTTCTTCTGGGTTTTTGTATCCGAGTGTGTGGGTGTAGTCTGGGAAAAGGGTTTTCAGTTCGTTGTGTAAATCCAAAAGCCTCATGCCCTTTTCACCTCGTAGGCTTTTGGTGCGGTTCCCGTTGTAGTCATTGTCTGTGCGTTGAAAAGGTTCTGCAGTTCATTCTGCATTTTGAGATACATATCAGACTTCTCGTAGTATTTACTGTCTTCTGACTGTGCTAATCTCAGATACAGCCTCCTCAGTGCTACAATCTTTGCATACTCTTTTGCCCACTCAAGCCCTTTGGAGTTGAGATCCTCTGGCTGGACACCGTATAAGGCTAATATTCTTTCTGTATAAACATTAGCAAAGCTTATATCAGTATCACTTGGGCTTATGGGTTCATCTGCAAAGTCTGCGTTTGTAATAAACACAAAGCTCATATCACGCCCTCCAAAGCTTTCATAAACTCTACAGCCACCCTCTTAGCCCTGTTCTGCAAATTTGCAAAGAAGAAAGGATAGGGCTTGCTACCCGGATGGCTGACTTTCTTTCTAAAGATATAACCCTCAGGAGTGGGAATTTTCAAGGCTTTTCTCCGTTTTGGGAGTATGGTGTGCGGTTTTGTCCCAAGCTCCACCCACTTAGCATAATCCGCTTGGGCTATGATGCGTGCGGAGTTGTCTGGTGACATATACCATGTTATAGACCTCTGCAAATTGCCTGTGCGAGGCGTGAAAGCCCGTCCTGCATCTATCCAGTCGTGGATGTCTTCCACATACGTCTCCGCCGCTATCATAACCGCCCTCCTAAGGCTTCTTTCTACTGCGTTTGCTTGCAGTATCTGCGGGAGTTTCTTGATCTTTAGTTCTATCTTCATCTTCAATCACCTCTATTTTGTTCCCATAGATCGCCAATAATCTCCTCAGGAGTTGCTCGGGCACGGGTTCCACGGACACCCCGTCCTTGAAATCGATAACGCCCCCGGGGAAGTAGAGGGGGCTATCTCCTTGCCATGGAATCCTTACTCTCTTCATGATTAGTTATTCACATTGACTATTTTGGCAACATCCCATTTATTCTTGCTTGCCATAGAGACATACCACTTCAGTCTCCATTTTCTCGCATCCTTGTTCTCAAGCCTCCCTACTTCTTCTATTACCACACCAGCATTGTCTCCCATATAAACTCCGTGCGTCGCAGTTTGTCCAAGCCTTACAGCATAAACAGAGGTTAGCCCTGATGTGATAGGGATGTATTCATTTCTGAGAATTGGAATTCCGTTGTAAGCCATGACGGGTCTTCCGAAGTTAGGCAACATCACATGTTCAGGATTTACATACAGAGTTCTCAGCAACGCTTTAATGCTGAGATATGTGCGTGGATGCACTATGATTGCGGTGGGTTCTGCTCCAGCTGGGAATTTCTCCAGCAGCTGATCTAAAAGCTGGAACGAAATAGGAGCACCGCCTGAACCAGCATCAACTATCATACTCGCATCCACGAACCTGTCAAGCCCGTCAAACTCGTTTGGGTTAGCTTGGCTTCCTGTGATAAACAACCTCTTGTATGCTCTTACGATAGCTTCAGATGCTGCGAGAGTTTTCTCAAGCACACGGTCTACAAGCTGCTCTACTGCGGTAGCTTCAAAGTTATAGACTACAACATCTGCGGCGATCATGGAGATTTTGTTCTGCATGACTGTGCCGACCACATCCACCTCGGGAATGGTTCCGTATGGGTCTATAACGGATGCTGTAGGCACATCTCCTGTCCTATACCAGCTATAGATGTTTGTAGGGCTTTTGGTGAAGGGCAAGAGGGCAAACAGTTCATCCTTGTCTGCCATATACTCAATAACTGCCCTCTCTGTAGTTTCTGCGGAAAGCCTGCCTGCTAAAACCTTCAACACGCTCATTATTTAGCACCTCCTAAAAGTTTTTTCAAAGCTTGCTTAAGTTTCTCTTCAGGGCTTTGCAGTTCTGTCTGTTCTGTAGTGTGCGGAGCACCAGAACCGCCGACCGCCCGCACAAGGAACGGGTTCTCATTCAAAAACTTCTCAATAGCAGTATCTACGTCCTCACCATCAATAAGCACCTTGCCCTCCCTGACTTCAATTTTCTTTTCAGCTTTCAGTAGCTTCAAAGCTTTGTCTGCGTCTATGACCTTGTCTGCAAGTTTGCTCTTGACTTGATATTCAGTCAGCAGTTCTTCTTTTTCTTTTTGCAGTTGCTTGAGTTGTTCTTTGTATTGCTTTTCTATCTCTTTAGCTTTCTTCCTCTCTTGTTCTAAAGCTTCGTAAAGTTTGCCTTTTTGTTCTAACAATTGTGCTTGCATATCATCCCAGCTTTCAAAGCCGAGATATTTTGCCTGTTCATCCAGATGCTTTTTCACAAGTTCTTCCACGTTGACAGTCTCTACTTTTTGTTCAGTCTTTTGCTGTGCTTGAGTTTGTTCTTGTGTCTGTTGTTCTTGCTTTTCTTCCATCACTTATCACCTCCGCAGTGCTTGTTATACAGCTCTTGTGCTTTAGTTTTGATGCTGTCCTCTCCGTGCATGCCAGCCAGTCTTATCGCCGAGCGTAGCATGTAGCAGTTAACGGAGCCGTCCTTGTTCTTATATGGGTATCTACGGTTTTTCGGGTCAAGGAAGTAGCCTTCGGGTAGTTTTTCTCTTTCGCTTTCTCTATCCAACCACTTCAGTCTGTCAGTCGGTATATTACGAACTTCGGGCATGGGATAGAAAGATAGAATTGATGCTTAAAAGTCTTTTCGCATTTTGCGAGGTATGGCGTGCTTATATTTTTACTGTAGGTGATGGGATTGCTGCACGATCTTGATGATGTGAAAAAGATTGAGAGGGAACTTGAAAAATACGACAGACTTTTTTTGAAAGCGGGGGAGGTAGCAAAGCTTTTAGGTGTTTCACGGAGATTAGTTCATTACTACTGCCAGCGTGGAGAAATCTTTGCAGTGAAGTTAAGCCCCCGAAAAGAAAGGAAGGGAAAAGGAGGGAGCTGGCTGATTTACAAGGAAAGTTTGATAGAGTTTTTGCTTAGGCGGAATAACTACGAGGTGTTTTGAATGCGGAGGTCTTTGTTTTCTTTGATCTTGTGTAGCTCGCAGTAGCTTCTAAGTCTGCTAAGCAGTGCCTCCGGGAGGGCTTTGGCAAGGTCTGAAAAGCTATTGGATGTGATGAAAAGGTATCTTTCCTGCAATTCTGCAAAGTAGAGAATCTCAATAATTAATTCAAGTCTGGGCTGTGGGAGAGTGGCGATTAAGTCGTCTATCATAAAGCAGTCATAGTCTTTGTATGAGTTGTAAAGCGTCTTTAGGTCCGGGAAGGCTACGCACGAGAGATAGAGAGGGTTTGAGATTTCTCTATACTGCAAAAGCTTTGCAATCTTCCATGTGCACGCAATACTTTTGCCTACGCCGGGTTTGCCGTCAAGGATAATGCCTTTTTTCTTTGCTTCTTTAACTTTCTTCAACGCCTCCGTTTCTTTTAGCCCGTTGAAGATTACCTTCAAATACTTTTCAGGGAAGCCGTTAGCAAGCATCGTGGTATATATTGTCTCCTTGCTAAGTGCCTTAGGCAATACGCTAACCGTCTTTCCTTCTTCCACCATGAAGAAGCTTTCATACTCGTGAATGTGTGCATCTGGGAATACTGCTTTTACTTCTTCTACACTCTTATACACCTTCCTCATCTCTTCACCTCCTCCCACCACAGGTCTATAAGTCTCCATGGGTAGCCTTCGTTGGCGGCTGGCGGTATGAGCTGGATAATGGCGTGCATAATGTATTCTCCTTCTGTGTCTCTGACTCGCACAACGAGTTTGTATGTTCTGTCGTTGCTGTTAATTGTTTTAATCTCTAAGACTTCCTTCACGCCCTCTACCAGCTCCTCTTTTGCTATCCTAAAAAGCAACCTTCTTTTCCAGTCTTGTTTTTGTTTATGACCACGGGATTTCATCGTCAGTCCTCCTACCAAGAGAAGTGGTCGTCTTCGGAACTAAAAGGCTTTTCCTCCTCGCCCCAGCCCCGTAAGTAGTAGTCCTTGCCTCGTTGGTTGTCAGGGCTACTCCATTCCTTTCCGTTTGCTTTTTTGATGTTTGGTAGGTTCTGGCGGAATTGCAATATACCGTTCCACTGTTGGCGGGAGTTCTTAAACGTTTCATAATCTTTTTTCAAACTCTCAATATCCTCTCCGTTTCGTTCGTATATCTCTGCCAGTTCCCTGAGGTGTTTTCCGATGATGTATTTGTAGTCTGTGAATCTGAAGCTTTCGGGCGGTCGGTTATCCCAAAGTTTCAAATACCACCCCATCAAATGCTGGAGTTTTTTTCCATCTTTTTCCTCTTCCTCTTCCTTCATTTCCATCTCCAGCCTCGTCTTCAGTTCCATTAGCACTTTGAATGCTTCTCTGATGTTCTTGCGCATAAGCAACTCTAAAGCTTTGTCTATTTTTTTGAGTATTTGTCTCTCCGTCATGCTACAGCCCTCCTTTTTCTCCTCATCTTCTTAAACTTGCTTTTGATGGCTTGCGGGTGGCGGTTAAGTCTTTTCCCTAACTCCTGCAAAATTGCAGTTTTGCACCCATGCTTGCTTAGAGTTTCCCAGATGAGTTCCTCTTCCCACTTCTCATATCTCCGCCGTTCTTCCATGCCTTTTTCTCTACGCATTCTTTTTAAGAACCTTTTCCTGTATTCCTTCTCGCATTCATCACTGCAGTGCATGTCGCTGTCTTGGACGGGGATAAAAGCCTTTCCACAAACTTGGCATCTACGCATTACCTTTTCTACAGACTCCCCCGGGAAACCAAAAACCGGGGGATTGTCGTTGAGAACTTGCAAAATGCCTGACTTTACCTGTGCGTTTATCAAACTTCTTATCTTCTCTTTGGCATACTGTTTTAGATATTCTGGCGGGTTTAATTCTTTCAAAACCATCCACGGTAAAAACACTCGCAACTTTAGCATAGCTTTCCAGATTTGCCCATCCGTCATGGAGATTTACCTCCCGAAAGCTCTTGTAAGCTTTTCAAAAACTTCTTCGTTAAGTTCTAATTTTCTTGTTTTGGCGGCCTGTAAGACTATCGCTAAGTCTATCGTCGTAAATCCTCTTTCCCTTGCAAATTTGTAAACCTCTGTGCTATCTGCATTTACTCCGAAATGTGCAAGCAGGTGTCGAACAGTATCTTCTGTCATCGGGTTCAGTTCCTTTTTTATCGCTATGCGTTTAAAAAGAGAGTGATTATTCACAGCAATCGTTTTCGGCAGAGTGTGGTCTCCCAAAAAGACGTAGCTGAAGCCTATGTCCTCCGCAAGGTCTTTAAGCTCACTGATAATAAACTGCCTACGGATAATCCTTTGCGTTTCATCAATAATGAATATGGGGTGTAAGGATATGTATTCAATGTGGGATTTGATGAGATCAAGAGTCCCTTCGAGGGTATTTCTCACCCCACTTCCAATAGTAAGTCCTATGAGTCTGTAAAGTCTGCCGCGGGTGAGATCACCATCCGGCATCTTAATATAGAACACATCTCTTTCCGTCTGACTGACTTTCTTGGCAGCTATCGTCTTTCCCACACCCCATGACCCCCATATCAGGGCATGGAGTGGTGTTTCCTGCTCCTCACGGAGCACCCTGAGGACTTTGACTGTTTCTCTTATAATTTGTTCTGCGTGCGTCATGGCTTTTCACCTCCTAAGAGTTTTATTGGATCCCACTCCTCTTCCTCGGGCGGTTGAGGTTGAGGAGTGGGTTGTAAGCTTTGTTCGGTAGCACTTAGAAGTTCTAGAAAGGTTGCGGTCTCTTTTTGTTGCTGTAGCATTTGTATTTTCTGCTGTTCAATTTCAAGCAGTTCTTCTTTTAGCTTTCTCTCTCTCCGTTCTATCCGCCTTTCCTTGTTCCTTAGCTCTCTAATCTCCGCCGTGTCAAGGCTGGGAGCGTCGGTGGATATTAACTTTGCAAAACCCAACGGAGTTCTCTCCTTCTCGTCCCATACTTCCAGATACGTAGCGTTCTCTATATCTCTGTAGCATACAACTGTGGGTGCTTTCCTATTCCTGCCGATCTCTCCAGCCCGATCTTCTGATGGGTAGAAAAATTCATATACGAGATTTTCAATTCTTATATTGTTATTACGAACCACTCGCACGAACCTCTCTCTAAAGGCTTTCCTTAGTTCATCCTCTTCTACCTTCCTATACTCAATCGTGGCATGTAGCTGCTCAGGAATAACAGGTGTTTGGAAGTGTTCAAATCTGTGTTGTGATTTGTTGTATTGTTCTATTGCATCTTTGAGGGCGTCTTCAAAGCTTTTGTGCGTAGTGGTGTAATACCTGAGGAGGTCTTTTAAGTCCCGGAAACCTCGTTCTATAAGCTTGCTGTTCGGGCTGTATGGTCTCGTGCGTGTGATTGGGATGTTGAGGTATTCCAACCCTCTCGTAATGATCTCTGCCCTGAGGGTTAGCTCATTGTCCACAATCACCCTCTCGGGCAGTCCGTATTTTTTGAAAAGGTCAATAAAAAATTGTGCTACATCTAATGCCGAAAATGCCTTATTGTAGTAGAAGGTATCCTCCATTGCCTCCACAGTCATGTAGGAGAGGAAGAATCCGCTCCACCTTTCTCTGGCAGCCAATATAAAATACCTTTTCCCTTTCCAGCTATACCCAGTTGCATCAATTTCCCACTCTCCCCTCTCCCGCTTTTGTTTGCCTTTTGGCGTCCTGTATTCTGCGTATTCCTTCTTGTTTCTCCTTTCCAGTTCCAGTTTTTCCCAGCTTCCGAACCTCTGCTTAATGACTTCCTCTAACCTTCTCCTAAACGTCCGCTCGCTTTTGATCCCCAGCAATTCCAGTCGTTTTTTCAGATCCTGTCGTTTTTTCAGACGCTCGTAGATTCGTGCGATAGAAAGAGTCCTGGTTCTACCTTTCTCTTCTCTGGCGAATTTCAGCAACTCTAGGATCGTATCCCATATCTCGTCTTGAAGTAATGCCTCCCTCCCTTCCCTTCTGGGTTTTGGGTTTATCTCATTTATCCATCTGTGGACGGTGCTTTTGGGTATATTTAGCTCTTCGGCAATTTGTCGTATGGAATAGCCTAATCCATACAACCACAGGACGTCTTTTTTCTTGTCCATCCCTGCCCTCCTTTTTGGCTACCAGCCTCTGACCGCCTTCTTGGAATACTCTTTCACTTTTTGATAGATTTCATCCGCTATCTCAAACGCCCGCACCCAGCCAAGCTTGATGCCCATATCTAACAACAGCTCTTCCAGTGCGTTCCGATACCAGTCTTCTATGCTGGGAGGCAGGGACTTTTCTTGCTTTTCTTTTGCTTTTGGTTTCTTTTCTTCTTCTTGTGCTTTTTTCCCGAATGCCTTTTCAAAATCCTCTCTGAGAGCTTCCCATGTCTCCTCGGGTGTGGTTTCTTCAATCTCTTTAGCTATCTGCTCTAACTTTTCCCATTCTTCTTGTCTTATAAGTTCCTCAACCTTCTTCACCACCCTCTCTACAACAGAGTCCACAAGCCTTAGTCCCTTTTCTCTTAAAATCCTTTTGACCGCTTTCCTCGTTTTGGATTCCCTCGCCCACCTGTCCTTCTCTCCCTTTACTTCTTCTTTTATCTTGTTGATTTCTTCTTCGGAAAGGCTGTCCTCGGCGGGTTCTGGTATTTGTTTATACACTGCAAGTAGTTCATCAGCGTGCTGGTGCAGAATTTCATCTACTAACTCTTCATGCCCAAATATGTCCACTCCTCGCCTTCCTAACTCAAATCTTAGCGATTTCCATGTTGAGAAAACATACTCTGGATCTAACAGGATTTCTTTGGCTTTTTCAAGGACAACCTCTTTAAGTTTCCTCCTTTCCTCGTGTTCTTTTTTCATCTCTTCAAATACTGCCTGTGCTTTGTCAAAGAATATTCTGCGTGCCCGAACCGAGAGATTGTCGTATGGTGGCATTCCCTGAAGGTAGCTTCTCACTTTCTCGTAAGGGTCGTCTATAAACCTTCTGAAGTCCTTCTTGACTGTTTCATTCAAAAACTTCAGGATGTCCCTTAATGCCTGCTCTTTCACTACTTCGTTAAAGGACTTTTGTTTTATTGCTTCTTCATGCTCTTCTATAAACGCCGAGAGAAGTCTGTAGCCCTCGGGGGTGGGGGTGCCGTCGGGAGTGAGTAATTGAGAATTATTTGCAAGTAAAGAATCTGCAATTTTTGCAGGTTGTTTACTTTCCCTTTCCCAGTTGGAAATCGCCATTTTGGTGACTCCCAACCTTTCCGCCACTTCCTGTTGAGATAGCCCCTGCTTCCTTAATTCCAACGCCTGCCTTTTCAGTTCCTCATCTTTCGCCCTTCTTTTAACTCCCTGAACCCAATTGTATATTGTCCGCTCAGAGATCCTGAATAAGCGTCTGAGCTTTTCTATC